GAGAAAGACTTGGAAGAGCAGTTGAAGCGTGCAGCCAGAATTCCTGCGCTTGAATCCTCTAGTCGCAACTTGCTATTGAACCAGCGCATCTCGCTGGATTCTTTGTGGCTTGCGCCATCGGTATGGAAAGAGTGCGGTGGCGAACCTGACTTGGACGTGTTTCGTGGCAGCTATTCCGTCAGCATGGGATTGGACTTATCGATGCGCACTGACTTTACTGCTGCGGTCCTCGCTGCGAAAGACGACGAAGGGTGCGTGCACCTGCTGCCCTTTGTGTTTACACCAGAGATCGGGATTAGGGAAAGAGAGCTGCGAGATAAAGCGCCGTACCAGACATGGGTTGAGAAGGATATGCTTGTCGCGGTTCCTGGAGCTACGCTTGATTATGAATGGCTGTGTCACTGGCTACGCATAAAGCTGGATGAACTCGGAATTGATGTTGCGGCAATTCACTTTGACCGTTGGCGCATCGACCAGATGAAGGCAGCTGCTGCGAAGCAGAATGCATTCACAGGGGCTGATTGGATTGATGTTGGCCAAGGCTACGTGGGATTCAGCCCGCGCATTGAGACGTTTGAGACATTCCTGTTGCAGAATAAACTGCGCCACGGCAATCACCCATTGCTCAATATGGCAGCTTCCAATGCCATCGTCATCAGAGACCCTGCCGGCAATCGCAAAATTGACAAGAGCAAATCAACCCTGCGTATCGACCCTTTGGTGGCTGCTGTCATGGCGGTTGGTGCATTTATGGAGGCAGATCAAGACTTTAACATTGCTGCATTTATTGCTTGACTTTTGTAAAAAACAGGCGCATACTTACCGTGTGCGCACTCATCTCCTTCATCTTCGTACTCGTCCTGGCCGTGATGAGCGGTTCGAGGACAAGCGTAAATCCGACCAGCCGAAGCCTCCCTCGGCTGGGAACGGTGGCTCTATCTTTATGGAGCTACCGTGGATCATACAGAGCTAGTCAACAAGCAATTTGAAGTAACGATCGAAAAAGCGACATCGGCTGACTATGATGCTCGCTTCGTAATGAGCGCCACCAGTCCTGACAGAGTCAAGGACACCATCGACGAATCCGCATACAAGCCGAATCTCGGCAAGAAAATCATCGCCCTGTGGCAACACAACTCCGACCAGCCTTTTGGCTATTGGCACAACCTGCGCGTTGAATCTGGCAAGCTGATTGGCGACCTCAAGGCGGCAGGAACCAACCTTGGTCTGATGATAAAACAGCTTCTGGCGGACGGCGTGCCGCTGGGCGCATCCATTGGCTTCCGCGGCAAGGGCGAAGAGAACAAGCAGGGCGGTATCCACTTTAAGCAAATTGAACTGCTGGAGTGTTCCGTCGTTTCAGTTCCTGCTCACCCACTTGCTTACCAGATCGCAAAATCTTTCGGCATCGAGATGGATGCCAAACCCGATGGCCAAAACGACAAGCCTGTCGAAGACTTGGCCGCGGTGAAACAGCGGGCAGCTGCCGCGCTTCAATCCTCCCTGAAAACCTTACACAAGGATAAATGAAATGAAACTGTCTGACCAAATTCAGGCGAAGCAAGCAGAGCTTGTTGCTGCCCGTGATTCGCTGGTTGACCTGACCAGCAAGATGGATGATACCGCTGAATCCCAAACTGCGGTCGCATCTGCAACCGAAACCGTTGAAAAGCTGACTGGTGAACTGGACTCCCTGAAGGCCGCTGAAGCTGCCATCGAGAAGAGCCTGTCCCGCAGCGCCCCAAATGTCGCGGCTAATCCTGCGGCCCGCATCAAGGACGGCCAGAAGGGTGACCTGCTGATCAAGTCTGCCCTGTGCGCTTTCGAAGCTTATGTCAAGCGCGTGCCTGTTGGTCAGATCGTCGAAGCTCGCTATGGCGACGACGAAGTCATCAAGTCCGTTGTTGGCATCACCACCAAGGCTGCACAAAACCCCGCCATGACCAGTGTACCGGGCTGGGCTGAAGAGCTGGTGCGTGACTCCTATGGCGCATTCATGGATCTGCTCCGTGGCGAATCTGTGCTGCCGCGCGTTCCGATGAATCGTTTCTCCTTTGACGGTTATGCATCCATCAAGATTCCTGGTCGTAGCGCAGCTACCCCGAATCTGGCTGGTGGCTTCCGTGCAGAAGGCGCTCCGATTCGCGTTGGCGCTCTGAGCCTTGCATCGATCTCCCTGACTCCCAAGTCGCTGGGCGTGATCGGCACGTACACGATGGAAATGCTGGAACGCTCCACCCCCTCCATCGAAGCCATCATCCGTGATGCAATGATTCAAGACACCGCAACTGCTCTGGACACCGCGTTCCTCGGCTCTGCTGCTCCGTCTGCAATCGTTCCTGGCGGCCTCCAGTCGTACGCAACTGGTGACAACACCGATGCTTCCGCTGGCGTAACCACCGCCAACATTATTGCCGACATCCGCGGTCGTCTGCAACAAATGACTGGCGCTGGCATGGGCCGTCGTCCGGTGTGGATCATGAACCCGGCTCGCTGGTATGGCGTTCAGCTGGCAGTTACTGCCGCTGGCACCCCGGCATTCCCGGAAACCGCTTCTGGCCAACTGATGGGCATCCCTGTCATCACCAGCACCAACGTGCCTGATGCCGTCGTCTTCTTGGTTGACGCAGCAGAAGTGTACTTCGCTGGCGGCGCTCCTCGTTTCCTCGGAACCGAAATCGCCACCATCCACGAAGAAGACACCACCCCGCTGGCCATCGTTGACGCTGCTGGTGCCGCTGCGAAGCCGGTGCGCTCTTTGTACCAAACCAACTCTGCCGCGCTCCGCGCCGTGTGGGAGCTGGATTGGCACGTCATGCGCGAAGGTGCAGTGCAAACCCTTACCGCTGTTGCGTGGTAAGACAATCCCGCCACCTTCGGGTGGCGGTTTTCTAGGTGACATTGCAAAGTGTCACCTAGAAAACTGATTGGGGAGGCAATATGGAACGTTGGATCTGGGTTCATAAAAAAGACGAAGCGATCGGCGGGCAGACAGGATTTGTCACTTGCGACAGCAGGGTTGCAGAACGCTTAATCAAACAGGGAAAAGCGCAAGACCCCTCTTGCGGCGCACATCACCTGAAAGACATCGACCTGACCTCTGAATACCAGACAAAGGTCATGACTCCTCAGAAGGCAGAAGACCGGGAACAAGAGCAAGTCAAGAAAGTCGTCAAGCCGACGAAAAAGGCTGAAGTCGAATGAATCTCGTCCAGCGCATGAAAGGTTGGTTCGGCTCTGGCGCAGAGGGGTCAGACCGCGGAATGCCTTGGGGTCTGGGCCATCTTGGTGGCATGTTCCAGTTTACGGCAGAACAGGGATTCCAGCGTGATTTTTCATTGACGGATCACCGTTACTCTGCACCGATTTATTCATGCGTGATGCCTTATTGCAGGGCAATCAGCCAATGCCAACCGCAACATCTAGTTCCCGATGGCAATGGCGGCACGCTTCCAAGCACAACGTCTCCGGCAAGCCGAGTCTTGCGGTATCCGAATGATTATGAGACTTGGGCGAACTTCATTTATAACGTCGTGGCAGAGATGCTGTTTGAGGGCGAGGCGCTCGCTGTCAAGGTTTACGACGATCGTTTTGCTGTTACGGCACTTCACAGAATCCCGCGGCGCTCTTGGACAATTCATGTTGATCCAGAAACACGAGAAGTGTTCTATGGCTTAAATCAGGCCGACATGTTCTCCAGCCCGGAGATGCTTGTTCCTCAGCGCGATGTCGTGCATTTCCGGCAGCACACCCCGCGGCATCCGTTGGTTGGCGAAAGTCCTATCAAGGCCGCAGCCCTCTCTGCTGGCATTCATGCAGCGCTAACGCAGTCACAACTGTTCTTCTTTAACCAGATGAATCGTCCGTCTGGCATTCTATCCACGGATTTAGAATTGAAGGCCGACCAGATGAAGCAGCTTCGGACTGCCTTCAATGAGCAATCCCAAGTCTGGGCGCAGGGCGGCGTTCCTATTCTCGCCAGCGGCTTGAAGTTCCAGCCGGTCAATATTGCGCAGGGCGACGCACAACTTGTCGAGCAGCAACGCCTATCTACGGTGGATGTCGCTCGTGTATTTGGCATTCCGATGACGATCCTTTCCGAAACCAGCGCAGCCCAAGCCGGTACGGAAGCGATGATCGCCCACTGGCTCTCGGTAGGCCTCGGCTCATTGATAGAAGTGATAGAACGAACTTTAGACCGGGCCTTCGGACTAGCCCCTGCGGATCGTATCCAACTAGACACCACCCCGCTGCTTAGAGTGGATTTTGCAGGACGCATTGATGGCTTGACCAAGGCTGTGCAGGGCGGTTTGCTGACTCCGAATGAAGCTCGGTTGAAAGAGGGTTTTGGCAAACTGGCCGGTGGCGACGATGGCTACTTGCAGCGCCAGATGACTCCGATCAGTCGCATCAACGAATTGACTGCTGCTGAGTTGGCCAACGCTGTTGCAGCAAAAGCTCCAGCGGCCCCGGCTCAAGAAGAAGCAGAAGACGCAGAAGATCCAGAAGACTCAGAAGATCCGAAACCAGCTAAAGATATTGATGCAGAAGTCGCCAAGGCGCTTGTCGTGTCCTTGTTTGACCGCAAAAGGAAAGCCGCATGAACTCACCTGAAAAAGCTCTAGCTGCCGCACTTGAACCAGTCATTGAGACTGTCGTTGAGATAGAGAAGCGGGTTGCCGAACTTCAATTGAAAGAAGGGCCGCAAGGCGAACGTGGCGCTGATGGCAAAGACGCAGATCCTGTCGATGTGGCAGAGGTGCTTGTTGAGAAGCACGCAGATATTCTTCGCGGTCAGAAAGGTGATGCTGGTGAGCGCGGCGCAGACGGCAAGGATGGAAAGGACGGAAAAGATGCCGAACCGATTGATCCCTCCGTGGTGGCGGAAAAACTCAAAAGTGATACCGAATTCATTTCTGCTGTTACGCCTGAACTTGAAGTTGATTTGGATGAAGTTGTTGCACGCGTTAAATCAGATGAAGGATTCGTGGCTTCAATCCGAGGCGCTGATGGTGCTGACGGCATGGATGGTGTGGCTGGTCGCGATGCTGATCCTGCTGATGTGCATAATAAACTGGCCCATGATAACGATTTCATCGCTCAAGTTGCCGGTGTTTTCTTTACAGACCTCAAGGGTGACAGCGAGTTCGTTGAATTGTGCAAGGGCGAACGAGGCGCTGATGGGAAAGATTCTGACCCCATGCTTGTCGCGAAGAGCTTGGTGGCCAGCGATGAGTTCCTCGCATCACTCTTGCCGCAGCTTCAAGCAGAGCCTTGGGTGCCAAAGATATTCCGAGAAGGCAGCTTGGTCGAGCATTACAATGGCAGAACCTACAAGTCGGTATGCGATACTGCGGAGGAACCCGGCGACTCGGAGCACTGGAAGCGTGTTGGTACTCATGGCTGGCGCGACACCGGGGGATTCGAAGAAGAGCGCAAGTATGAAGCAGGAGACTTCTACCACAAGGATGGCAGCACTTTCTACTTCGATGGAAAAGATGCTCGTTTATTCTCGCCGAAGCCGCTCACAAAATCGGATCTTGAAAAGTCGATTAAGTCAATCGAGAAGGCGTTCCAGACGCAGTTGAAGGCAATCGCAGAGCAGCAGCTTGCTCTCGCGGACAAGATCGAGAAAGGCGCATTGACGCTTGAAGTCCACGCGAAATTGCTCAATCTGTTGCAGCCTTATACTGACGCGCAGCAAGGCAACCCGACCCCGATCATCCGCTTCCGTGGCGATTGGCAGTATGGTAGTTCCTACACTCGCGGCGATGTCGTGCGGTATCGTTCTGCACTCTGGGTGGCTACCAATGACATTTCTAGCACAGATATCTTTGATTCATTTGAATTAATGGGCGGCGGCGTAAGCATCGCTGGCTCTGGCGGCTCTGGCGGCGGCGGTTCTGATGCTGATTCCTTGCCTGTCGCTGGTGGCACCATGCACGGTGCTTTGAACTTTGACTATGGCGGCGGCTCTGGCCGTATTGAAGTGGTTGACGACCCTGTCGCTTCCGGCAAGATTCTCGATATTGAATCTCCTGACGGCATTGCCCTTCGCGCTCCGTATGTGGTGATCGATTCCGACAGTCCCATCCTGACGATGCCCGGCGCAGTCGCCGGTTCTGCCGTGGTGGTCGCCGGTCTGAACTCCGCTGGGGATGCCTTGCTCGGGTATGCTCCATTCCCAGATTCTACGTACCTCGAATTTGATGTTGCTGACACTAACGTAGTCATCAAAGCTGCTGGAGTAGCTGCGCCTTCTCCGTGGGTTGATCTTGGTTTGCAAGTTACCCTTCAGGAAGACATCGCGAGAGGAACTGGGGTAGGCTCATTCGTATTGATGATGGTCAACCCTACCACCAGAACTGGCACTGTTGAGTTTGGGTTGAACGTGAATGGCCTAGTTCAACCTCGGACGTTGAGTCAGGCCATCGCAGCCAACTTCAATTCGCACATCGCATTCTCAGCGCCTCTGCCTGATGCGTATACCGAAGGTGACGTCATCAAGCTCGTTGCTCGTGTGAAAGACAATAGCAACAATGCTTTCTCATTGAGCATGGTCGCTTCTTTGACCGACCTCGCCGAGTTCCGGATTGCCGGTAACATCAGTGGCGCAGTGTTCGTCTCTCAAGCAAAACGAATTGATGATTTGGAAGTGGCGCTGGATGCAGCCAAGGTTGCTCTGGGTGACCTGACGCACATGAACGTCCATGGTTCGGTTGCATACTTGCTGGATGACCTTGAACGGCGCATGGCGGCGCTGGAAGGACTGATCCCGCCGACCTCCGAGGGCATCCTCAAGGTGGACAATTACGGCGGCGGCTTCCTGCGCGTCCGGTGGATACAGTCTGACAACCCGACCCTGCCGTTGCTTGACGGCGCGGAACACAACATTACCCTTGCCTTGGCGACAACGGACGAGGCCGGTGGAGTCCACTTCCCGACCACTGCGGAACTTCGCGCCATGAATGCCGGTGGTAGCTGGTTTGACAATGCCGGATCACTGGGTAAGGTGACCGGCAGCACTGGCGGTGATGTCAGCGGCAACGCCATCGCAGGGTACATCGACGAGAGCCGGATCTTGACGGTCAAGTACGACGCCACCGATCCTGCTCATGCCAAGCTGATCGTGGTCAAGGTTACATGATGCGGGAAGCCGTGATCCTGTTATTCCTGATAGGCATGCTGAGTCTTGCTGCTGGAGGATTGTTGTTCGGGCTTACAGGCTGCACCTATGTCACTGTTACGCCGCCAACGCACGATACTGCTGAAGGGCACACTAATGTGATGACGATGCCTTCCGTTTCTACTTGCATTCTTGCGGCTTGTGACATTGTTAGTTCGGACAGGGCTACTAGGACAGGCGAAGGGATTGAAGCCAACAATGCGGCAAGCAATATGCAGACTGATCAGAAGGCAGATGCACAGGCAGATGTAAAGGTAACGCCATGAGGACAGTAAAGTGATTACACCAAACGAAGACATGCTCAAGCTTCTGCGCGTTCGCATTGGACTTCCCGCGGATGATGCCTCGAAGGATGCCATCATCACCGCGGCTTACGGCGCAGCTGGCAGTCTGCTGGAGAATTATCTTGATCGTTCATTGCAGGCCGGTGAGCACTCTGAGCAGTTCACGCACATAGCCAACAATGTGGTGAGTCTCCGCGCTTATCCGATTGACGATGTCACGACCATTGTCACCGCGGCTGGCGCGGAGATTACTGCGTACCATGTTGAGAAGTCCAATGGATTGATTCATTTTGATTCTCGGCAATCACAGCACGAGATAATGATTTCTTACACCAGCCTCGATCCTGTTGATGCCGTTCTTGGGTTAGCTTTGCTCTCTGTGTTTGACCAGACCTACACTTCGATTACGGCAGTAAGTTCCGGTGGCGCAGTTTCCGGTGGCGCTATCAAAAGCATCAGTTCTGATGGCGCTCGTATTGAATATGTATCTGGCACTGAATCCTCGGTTGGCATCGATTCTGCCTCTGGCCTTCCTAGCGGCATCATCGGCTTGTTGCAAGCGTATCGGCGGCAGTCATGTTAACCTTGGGCGAATTCAAAGAGCTGCTTGCCGCCACAGGCTCTCCTGTGACGTTCACGAAGGTAAAAGCGCCTTCGGTGACAACGTCTATTAGAGCGATAGTGCAAAGCACGAGCAAAGCATCAGAAGCGATCTTGAACTCTTTTGGCGTAAATGGCGTAGGATTTCAAATAGCGGCTGATGCGCTTGATGTTCCTCCGGAGAAGTTTGACGTCATAGTTGACGCGGATGGTCATCGCCATGTAATTGAGACTGTTGTAACACACCACGCTAGAGGAGCAGGATTGCCTTCTTCATACTCACTGTATGCAAAGGGCCGATGATGTCAAGCTTGGCCGTTAGACAGATCGCAAGGCAATGGGTCACGTCATTGAGCGTGCCTTATTACAACACGATTGGCGAGGAGCAGAATCCTCAAGACGCGGTTTGGGTGAGTCTTGAATTTGACTTCTTTAGCTATGACAAGTTAAGCTATTGCGATCAGTGGGTGGAGGAAGGCATCATCAGGGTGGCTTGGTTTGGCGCAATAGGCAACGGCGAAGAGGCGCTTGTGCAAGTGGCTGAAACTGATGCAGCAACAATTATGGCGCAGGTTGATCCTGCCGGAAAAGTAACAATAGTCGGTCGTTCTGCCCCCGAAGTGTTCCGACTAGATGGGCCACAATTGGGGGTCGAAATTAGTTTCAATTACCAGTACTCACCTTAAGGAGAAAATCATGTCAAGAATCTTGACTAACAATGCATTGTTTTACTTGGAAGATACGCCGGACGACAACACCACGCTTGTCCCGACTGCCATTTCTGCCACCAACCCGCCCGTAGTTACTGTTGCTGATGCAACCGGCCTGACTCGCGGCGACGTGGTCGTGTTCGCCGATACTGGCTTCGAAGAAATTGATGGCCAAGTTGCCATCATCGGAACTGTTGATGGAACAGCCAACACGTTTGAAGCCATGGGCTTCGACCTGACTGGCACCACCAACACCCTTGGCGCTAGCCCCAAGGCAACTGTCGTTAAGGGCGCGGATATGATTCGTTTGTGCGTGGAATCCATCACCATCGGTGAAGCCTCCATCGCAGAAATTGATTTGTCTGACTTCTGCAATCCGTCTTTGACGATGCCGGGCAAGGAAACTCTTGGTTCCATCACCTTCCACGGTTGGGTTGACGATGAGCAGAAAGCAACGATCGACGTTTTCCGTCGTGCTGCTGCCGACAAAACCCCGCGGTATTTCGAGATCCTGTCTCGCGATGGCAAGGTTGGTATGGTCGGTCAGATCTCTGTTGGTTCGCTGTCTTGGGGCTTGCAGCGTGATAGCGGTTTCGAGTTCAATGTTTCTGGAACCCAAGCTCGCAAGATCGATCTGATGTTTTTGCTGTAAGTTTTATGCCGGACGGTGACAACCGCAAGGCTCACAAGCGGGTTGCGATCTCCTCGCTTTAGACGTCCGGCACCAATTCTATAAAAGGAGATGGTCATGAATGAAAAAGTTGTTGGTCCTTACACCGTGTCTGACGTTGGCGTTGACATCGGACTTGATTTGATGGGGCTTCTTGCCACGGATGCTCCGGCGTTCCAGAAGCAGTTGCTGCTAGCTTCTGTCAAGAAAGACGGCAAGCCTATCAAGTCGGGTTCATTTGGCGAACTCGTTCCGCACTTGGCAGAACTCATTTCTGTCTCGATGGAAGTGAATGGGTTTAAAAGTGACTCCAAGAAGTGATTGGGAGCATTCGCTTTATGTTTTGGCGGAAAAGCTCCACACTCCGGTTTATGTGATAAGAAGGGAGATGCCGATGTCTGAGTTCATGGGGTGGTTGAGGTATTATGCGCCTGACCAATCAGCTCGCTCGGATGGCATAGAGTTTTCCGCTGATTCGTTTGGCGCTTTGAAAGACGCGCTGCAATGACGATGATCTCTATGAGTGTCGATGCGACACTTTCCAAAAGTTTGCCGGAGGCGTTTAATTACGCTTATGAGACCGCGGTCGTTCCGCTGTTTCGGCAGTTTGCCGGCGACGCTGTAGATTATTATGTCGCTGAAAATAAAGACCAACCGTTCACTCTAGAGATAGATGGCAAGAATGCAGTCACAATCAGCTCTGTCCGCACCTTGGCGAAAAGGGTCGTGCGACTTAACTTCATTCAAGCCGCGGTTGATCTTGCCGTTTCAGAGATGCGCTCCGTTCTAGCTGAATCCATGAGGACGCGGGCGCTAACGTCTTTGGGCGGTTTATCAACATTCAAAGATCGTCTTCTCAGCGAGTCTGAGATTGCAATTTTCTACTCCGAGACTAAGGGGTCTTGGACTAAGATTAGCAGTTCATCGGAAATCAAGAATTTTAAGCCGGGCGATGCCATATCTTTGGTGCCGACATTCTATACGCAAGCCTATGCCAATGTCGTCAATCCAGAGTCAACTTCGCCGCAGCAGAAGATTCCGAGTGGAGGCGGCGGTTATATGGGCCTTGCCGCACGAAGAATTCGTGCCAAGATGAGGTATCGCAAGAGCACATCATCCTTGATTGTGAGGGCGCAACGATCAAGAAAGGCTTGGGGGTATTTGAATGCCGCACGACCGGCGGGCGCGACCAATATCACGCACCCCGGCTGGGGCGTTTGGACTATCATGATTGCTTACAAGGACACGACTTACAGGACAATCGGAGGTTAGCGTGGAAGCCCCTAAAAATGTGGTGTTAGAGCTGGAGATCAAAACCAAAGTCGATGAGGCGATGGCTCAGGCGCTTGCTACGCTCAAGAAGTTTGACACGAGCATCAGGGAAGTGGCTCGTGAAATTAACAAGACCAATAAAGAATTCGCCGCTACGAATGATGTTGAAGCGTACAGGATGAAGATGTCTGCCCTTACCGGGCAGATGACTAAAACTTCCAAGGTCGTCAATGATGCTGAGAACTCAATGGAGTCTTGGCGCATGGAACTTGCTCGGCAACAGACTCTTCTTGGGACGATGCCGAACAAAATTGCCGAGCTTACATCGAGCATCGCACGACTCAAGGCCTCTGGACAAACTACCGGCCCTATTTGGCAGTCGCTGAATATGGAGTTGTCAAGGCTCGTTGACATGCAGCGCAAGCTGGATGCAGCAAGCCGCGGTTCTGTTGATTCATTCAAGAATATCCGTTTCGGAGCGCAAAATGCTGCGTATCAAGTAACAGACTTT